TATATATACTAGACATTTTAAATGAATGATTATATTGTTTCATAGTTAATTTATATTCATCTTTAACTCTCTTATATTTTGCTGATATAATATTATTTTTACGATATAATTCTTCATATTCAGAACGATATTGTTCAAATCCTCTTATTTCTCCATCAATATAACCATAAACATAACCCTCTTCTTGACCTTGATTATATGCAAATAAATTATCACCAGTTTCATCTATTGAAGTAGGATTAGGATCCATATTTTCTCTACACAATGGACAAGTCTTTCTTTTTTTCATAGCTTCTATCATACAGTTCATACAAAATGTATGTTTACAATTGGTTGTACAGAAACCATATTTTTGTATTTTTTCATAACATATTGGACATTCTTGAACACCATCTTCATCTTCTTTAATATCTTTTTCTTTTTCTTCAGGAATTTCTTGAACTGGTTCAGATTCATGTTCTTGTTGAGTTTCGTTATTCATATTGAATATATAGATTTAAAATTTTAATAATTTACATATCAAATTTATAAAAACATATTCACTTCTTTCTCTGATGTCATGCTTATATATTCTTCAAATATATTTATATTTTTTAAGATTTCATTAGTTTCATAAATAAATCTTATAAGATATTTTTGTAGAGTTGATGTTGTAAATTTTTTATTCTTAATTAATTTATATAATTCATTCATAATTTCTAATTTATCAGGAAAAATTAATTTAAATATTTCTTCATATTGATATTTTGTACAATATGTAAAGTTAATTATATGATCCATTCTCATAGGACGTATCAATGCCTTATCAAGTCTATCAATATGATTTGTAGTTATAATTGTTATAAGATCTTCTTTTGAATATACACCATCTAAAAAATTTAAAATCGCACTAAAAGATACACGATTATCTTCATTTTTATTTCTTTCTATAAATAACGCATCTATATCTTCCAAACAGAAAATGGAATTATCTGGTAATTTATTTGTGGCACAGATAAATGAATGATCTGATAGTTTATTTGAATTAAAGTCTAGTGTAGCAATATCTTTATTCATTTTACTTGCAATAGAATACATTAGACTTGATTTTCCAGTACCAGGTAGACCACTTAAACAAATATTCATTTTATGAGAAATACCTAAATCATTTAGTCTTTTTTTTAAATCTTTATTATTATAATTATTTAAACATTTATTTACTTCATTTTTTACTTTATCATCTAATATAACTGTATCTATATTTCTTTTTCTAATCTTTTTGATATTGTCCCAGTATCCTTCACTGTAAGACCATAGAAATATCTTTTCATCTGTATTTTTTAATCTTTTATTTTCTTTATATGCTTTTTTTACTTCAATTATAAATTGTTCCATAAATTTTATTTTATCTTCATCAGTCATTTCTTTTAAGATTTCCATAGTAATTTCTTCATAATGTCCCGCTTCCCCACGACTATTAATGAATATAGGTTTATCATTTCTAACTCTATTTACTTTAATTTCAGTATCCTTATAAAAAAATATAAATTCTTTATCATAACCAATAAAATCTATTAAATCTTTATCATTCATATCAGAATATACACAATCACCAATAAAAAAATGGTGTTCTATATTATTTTTACATTTAGTATTAGAAAACCATAATATTGAGGTAAATGTTCGCAAATCATAAGTAGATACAGTAAACTTCATATTATTATTATAATGATTAAACTTTTAAATATCAGTTATTCATTCAATAAATTTGAAATTTGAAATTATTTTTCAAGTAAATCAAAAGTTATCGTTCACAATAAACATGAACAAATACGCGAAAATGATCAATACAATGTGCTTGTTCGTCCTTGTTGTGAATGCTTCGGCTGAACGCCGAGAACATGAAAAAGTATCCATCAAGTCTGTTACAAGTCTTCTGTTGGGTCGTGGTAGGATGACCACGGGTCGTCGGACATCACCCATTCCTCAACTCAATTGTCTGTCAAACTGTCAAGACGCACCTGATACTGTCTATTGTAGAAATGCTGGATTCGACGGCACAGATGTAGTATGGGAGTGTAAGTCAGATCCACCCGGGAAACAGTTTAGTTATCTGAATGTACAATGCGAAGGATATGACTACCCAGATGATCCATTCATTCTCAAGGGTAGTTGTAGTATTGATTTTAAGATGTCCGGTCAATCTACTCGGCGTCCAATTCATACCAGTGTCGATCCTGAACCAAATCCTTCAGGTGCAATTATCTTTATGTGTATACTAGCAATTACATGGCTATATTGTATTACTAGTAGTGGTGATAACAATCATACCAGTTATCGCTACAGTTATTCTTCTCCTAGATATCGATCATCTACATCTGACTTTTGGAGTGGTGCGGGAGCAGGATATGTAGCTGGAAGAAGTGGATTAGGTAGTTCTTGGGGTAGTTCTGGTCAAAGTTCTTGGGGTGGTGGACGTTCATTCGGAGGTTCAAGTTTCGCTAGCACAAGTCGTCGTTAATATATTTTAAACCAAAAAAATCATAAAATAAGATAATACAAAAAAATCATAAAATAAGATAATACAAAAAAATGTAAATATTTTTTTTTATTTTGAAATTAATAAATTTGATTCTTTTAATATTTTTTTTAAAAATCAAATGATAATAGATATAATAAATTTAACAGATATTGTAATATTAATATTGCTTGTATATGAAATATTTATATATTTTAATAAAAATATTAAAATAGACAATTTAGATGAAACATTATTTATATTTTCTTGTTCATTATTATCTAATATTTCAGGTTATTATAGAAGATTTTTAGAAGAACGTGGTATATTTTAAATACCTTTCATAATTAAATTAAACTTATTCATTAAATAAATTTGATTTATTTATTTATATTTATTCATAATCAAGTTCAATTTGCCAACTGAACTTTCAATATAAACACATATACGCAATCAAGCAACCAACCAAAGTTCAAACGATGTCTGCCATTCAGATTAAGATGTTCTTTGAACTGTTTGCTCAGGACATGGAGAAGGTCCGCTCAGGTGAGATGACCATGAAGAAACTTGGAAAGAAAGCAGCTGAGCGCTATGATCTCATTTCACCACCACCCGCTGGTGTTGACGATGAGGTCATGGACTCTTCTCTAGCGCCCACGACATCTTCTTCATCGGTGTCTTCGGTAGCATCTTCGGTGACGGTGTCTTCGGTAGCATCTTCGGTGACGGTGTCTTCGGCAGCATCTTCGGTGACGGTGTCTTCTCCGCCATCGCCGCCGGCATCTCCGCCACCGACTCCGACTCGCCCACCATCTCAGGCACCAAAGGGGCGCCGTCCCAGCCGCCCTACTCAATCAGCAAGAACAAAGGCGCCTGCTGAGTGTGAAAGGACTGGATATGGTCTTGCTCCAGAAAAAGATACTACTCCGCGTATCAAGGATTTCCTTGGTACTTGGTATGATAATAATCCAGAACAGGTTGAGTTGATCTGTGCTCCGCAACCCGACAAAGAAGGACGGCAGCGCAAGAACCTTGCTCGATTAGAGTTCTTTCAAACAGTGGAGAAGGCCTGTTATCAGAACTGGCATGAGTATGAGCATGCTCACTCGGCACAGCAGAGCACTATGAAGCGTCTTCGGACACTTTATGAGAGAGCAAATTCAAATCATACGTGTGCAGCGCGTGCACCGCAAAATTCTGCGGCAAAGTCTGCAAAGATGATAACATTGGACAATCTCATCAAGAAACGTGGATTTATAGAGGGATGTTGTGGGCGAGTAATTTGGACCAAATCAAGCAGAAACGGTCTGGAGCGAGTTGCCGAACAATGCCACAAAAGTATAGTATCACCAAATGGTGTATGTGCTCAGCACCAAAAAGAAATGGATACTCACAATGGTGTTTCTCGCGGTGGTATTGTATCAGCAGAAAATGTTGAGATAGGTAAAGGTTTCTTCGGGACTGTTGAAGAATCTTGTGAGCACGGTGTTGGACACGGAAAATGGGTAAAACAATGGGAAAATGCTTGGGACAAAGGTCTATGCGTTGTAATTTCATAAAATCAAAATCTAAAAAACAATATAAAATAAAAAAAACAAAAAAAACAAAAAAATGTAAACATTTTTTTTTATAAATTTGAAATTCAAAATTTGGAATTTCAATATTGAATTATTATAATTATAAAATAATATAATGCCCTTGCGAAAGAACTCTAGAACTATGCATCAAATGATTTTGGCAACTCACCAGAAAGAAGAAGCACTCCGAATATTTCAAGCAGCAGAAAAGTCTGAAAAAATTGCATCTGCACGCGTTGAACTTAAAGATTTATTAGTAAGTTACATAGAAATTCTTTCAATTGAAGAGTTTAAAGATATTGTATTAGAGATTGAAGAAGAAAATTTAGATGATATTGAAGAAAATCAAGAAGAGTTTAAAGATATTGTATTAGAGATTGAAGAAGAAATTTTAGATGATATTGAAGAAAATCAAGAAGAATTTAAAGATGTTCAAGGATTTAGTAGTTCTACAAATAATCCATTATCCACTGATACATCAGAAGATGAATATATCGAAGTATCTGATGATGATGGAACTATTATTTCTAGTCTATGTGATGAAATTATTGATTTAGAATTTTCAGAAGATGGACAAGAAGCAAATGAACAACTGTTAAAAAGATTATTAAAAGAACAAGATATATATTTTAAATCTAATCCCAGTGATAATAAAAAATGTCATTATATTAGAAAAGATGACAAAGAACTAACTATACAAAATTTTAATGAAGGTAGACAACAATATGGTTTATTAACTACAAATAACTATACTCCACCATCTGATATAGTTAATAATTGGGAGAGATTTGGTAATAAAAAATCTAAACTCAAGAAATATGATTTTAAAGGAGAAAATATTGAAAAAGTTATCCAAATGATTCACGATATTCTAGATTAAATTATTACAAATTTGAAATTTTTTATAAAATATTTTAAAAATTTATTATGAATAAAGAAGTAGTTAAAAATATTTCTATTATAAGATTTATTTTAGATGATACAAAAAGAAAGTGGTGTGAATATTTAGAAATATTAATTAAAATTTCATATAATAAAGGCGATAGATTCAGTATTATAGATATATACGAAAAGTTTGAAAATATATTACAACAAAAATTTCCAAAAAGTAATACAGTAAAAAATTCTATACAATTAAATTTACAAAAATTAAGAGATAAAGGTATTATTAAATATATTGATTATAATGGTAATTATATATTAATTAATTAAATACCTTTCATTATCTTACACCATTCAGAAGGATCTTTTTTATCAGGCGGTGCTTGTATATATTCCCAAACAAATACACCTTTCATATCATTATATTTATCTTTTACTTTTTTAATTTCTGTCATAGATTCAGTAAAATCTGTGTAATCTCCACCTAACATACCAAATACTACTTTATCAGGTGGATATCCATTTTTTATAATTTTATCATAAGTATCTAAAGTATAAGACCCATAACATTGTGTATTAAACCAATTTATATGTTTTCCTTCTGGTGAATTATATAATTCTTTATATGAAAATCCACCTAAACCAGAACCATCATTCATTAATGCATAAGATACTGGTGCCATTGTTATAGTAAATTCAATACCAAAATCTTCGACCAATACATTAATAAATTTTTTAACATCATTTATATTAACATTTTCTTCTATATCTAAATCTATACCAGATATAAATGGATATTCTCTTAGAAGTTTAAATAGTAAAGGATAATATAAATCAAAATTACTAAATAATGCTTGATATGCTCCACCAGCACCTCCCACCATTAATATAATTTCAACATCTTGTTCATATAATTTTTGTAATTCTACCCATACATTATCGAACATTGGTGAATTAGGATGATAATCATTCAAATGGATATATGGTTCATTTTTATATGTTGAGAAATGAATAGAAGATAAAATAATAGTGTCAATATCTTGAACATGAGGATATAATTTTTCTAATCCACAAAAACTTTGATAATAATAAATTGTTTTCATATTTATAAATTATATATTATAAATATATTTAAGTAATAAATATTCATTAAATAAATTTGAAATGTTTTTTATTATTTTTTACAATACATATTGACTTGTGAATTTCTATACACATTTCAAGTCAATCAATCAATCAAATCGCACAAGAACTTGCAAATCGTTAATCGTTGATATGGCATCTGCTGTGTTCACAAAGAGAAATTCAATTCCGCTCAGCGCAGATGAACTGAAAAAGTGTGCTTTGAAGCACACAATTCTCAAATCTCAATTTGACCTACTGCAGTTGGAAACTCCCGACGAACCAATCATTCATACAAATCAGCATTTTGCTGGTGTGGAAATTCTCAAGAGATACTCTCAAAATCCACACTTATTGTTGTGTATGGCTTTGGGATATACTCAGTGTGGAAAAACTGGAGTCATGCTTTCTTGCATAAAGGAGTTCACAAATGTGGATGTCACTCCAGTACCAGTTGACAACATCTTTATTATCACAGGGTTGTCATCTTGTGAATGGAAAACTCAAACTCAGGCACGCTTGCCTGAATGTCTTAAAGGTAATGTCTTGCATAGACAGGACCTCAAGAAAGCTCTACCAGAACGCACAGCTGGCAAACACAACATCCTTATTCTCATTGACGAAGTTCAGGTTGCTTGTGGTAGCAAGCAGAGCGTTTCCAAGATTTTGAGTGATATGGGTTTTATGGACTTTGGATTTCTGTCTGAACGCGATATCAAAATCGTGGAGTTTTCTGCCACACCCAATGGAACTTCTCTAGACAGTGCCAAGTGGGATATTCATTCGGAGGAAGTCTACATTGAACCCGGTGTTGGATATGTAGGATGCAAAGATTTGAAAGAACAAGGTCGCATTCTTGGATGTAAGCATCTTTCAGGACCTAATGCTCTCGATTCAGTCATAGAAATTTCAAAGTGTGTTTCAGACCATTTTCCAGAACCTAGATACCATTTCATTCGAACGAAAGTGGGTGGTACACAAGATGAAACTATTAAGATATTTAAAGAAGTTTTTCCTGATGGTGAAATGAAAAAGTATGATCAATCAAATCCTATTGATATAGATGTTTTGCTCGAAGTGAAACCTGAAAAGCACACATTTATATTCTTGAAAGAAATGGCCCGTTGCGCTAAAACTTTCAAGAAGTTGCATATAGGGATTTGGTATGAAAGACGCGCTGTTCAAATGATGGATGATGTAGTTGTTCAGGGACTTTTGGGACGAGCAACTGGATATGATGACAATGGTGATAGTATCATATTCTCAGACATGGACAGCGTTGATAGATATTTGGATCTATTCGATTCAAAATTCTCAAAAGAATGTCCATGGAATTCTAATTCCACCAAGTCTTCATCAACCGGGGCAATAAGCAAAGGAACTTTCAATGGTCTAGTTTCTGATGAGGAAACTACTATTGAAAGAGAACCTGTCATTGAGAAATTTGCCACACAAGAAGAAATGATAGAATTCTTTAAAATTAATATTAAAGATAAAATGCCAGCAGGTAAAAGAGGTCCAAATAAGAAAAAAATCTCGTGCGGATTTTATAAAGCTTCTATTAGATGCTCACCTACTATCTTACACACCGAAAGAGTTTACTCTGAAAGGAAATGGGGTCTAGGTGAAGGACCTTGTTCAAGGAGTTATCCATGTTACTCGAATACATCCGATCCAAGTACTTTGGAGTGGTGGTTGATATATTATCTTGAATAGAAAAAAAAACAAAAAAAACAAAAAAAACAAAAAAGTCAAAAAAAACAAAAAAAACAAAAAAAATTAAAATAAATAAATAAATTTTTTTATAAATAAATTATATGCCAACAGAAATTATATCAGGATTATGGTTTGGAGATATTGATTCATTAAAAAATCCTAATTTTTTTACTGATAATGATATTAATATTATCATTAATTTAACTGATTGTAATTATAAAATTGATAAAAATGTTTCATATATTAATGTCCCATTATCATCATATAATATATATTCTATGAAAAATGTTATAGATAAAATTATAGAAAATATTCATAATAATATTGAATTGAATAATATTTATGTATATTGTATTAATGGAATAACTATATCGCCATTAGTATGTTCATTATATTTATTAAAATATGGTAAATTAAATAAATATGATATACCACCTATATTAAAATCTAAGAATGATCAAGTTTTAATAAATATAGATGAATATGATAATTTAATATAAATTATTCCATTGGGGATATGATAATTTTATAAACAAGTTAATTAATAATTAAAATAATATTTATATATATTATATAGAATGTCTGGTTCAGGTAATCAAATACAACTTGTTGCAAGAGGTAATATAGATGCTTCTCTTACTGGTAATCCATCTATTACTTTTTTTAAATCAGTATACAGAAAACATACTAACTTTTCTATGGAAGATATGGTAGTTGATATAATTTCTAAACCTTTAACAGGTCATAAATACCCCGTAAAAATTCCCACTGGTACAGGAGATTTATTATATGGTACAAATTATATAATAAGAGGTAATAAGACATATTGTGGTAATGGTATAGCAAATATTTCTACTGCTGTTATAGATAATATTGCTTTTGTTATTAATTCAAGACAAATAGATAAAACATATGGTCATTATTTAGAGGTATATCATGAATTAAATCAAGAAAATCCTAATTCAACTATTACTAATTTAGGTAGAATAGAAGATTCTTCATTATATCATATAGCACATAATGCTGATATGGCAGCAATGGCAACACATAAATCAATGATAAATAATAATAGATCAGATACAAGTTATTTTGATAATGCTTTGTCTAAACCTACAAATATTATGGGTCATGGATTAGGTTATCCACCAACACATTTTCAAAAAATGAGTAAATGTGGTGGGACATATTGTTCTCCTTCATATTTACAAAATCAAAATGCTTCATATACTGATAATAATGGTACTGGTTTGGGCAGTGCTAGTTATAGTTCTAATTATAATTATGTAGCATCTATTAATAATAGACCATCTTCATCTGGTCACGTTTCTGGTATGAATAGAACTAGGTTTAAAGTAAATGGTAGTTTTACCGTCGTGGGTGGCAATAATGCCAGCGGCACTTTAACTTATGATATTGGGGGTTTAAATCAATTTATATTGAATGCCAATTATACATGCGATCACGCCTCTTTAACAGGTCCTTTATTAGTTAAAAAAAAAAACAATGATTTTAGTATAGAATTACACGGAACTGTCGCCGAGTTTACCACCGCCGCCCCCATAAATTTCACTATGACTTCACCACCAATATATTCAGCAAATTTATTACATGCTTCACAGATATCTGAATCTACATCAAAAGGTGATATATTAGGTGATTGTACTGTCCCATTAAATTTCTGGTATTGTAAATCACCAGGTTTAGCAATACCATTATGTGCTTTACATAAAAGCGTTGATGTTGAATTATATATGCAATTTGCTTCATCAGATCATGCTAATTGGACAAGAGAACTTGAATCTGGTGTTAATTTAAATGAACAATTTATAACATATGATCAAAATATAAATAATACAAATGATGTAGTAAATGCATATCAAATCGGTGAAAATTTAAAAGGTATATTAAATAATGATTCTAGTCCTAAATTTAATTTTGATGTTGATATAGCAGTTACATATATATATTTAGATAATATGGAGAGAAAAAGATTTTCACAGAGTTCACATGAATATCTTATAGAACAGTTACAATTTCATTATGAAAATGGACAAACAAGTAAGGATATTGATATATCATCATTTCAACATCCTGTTAAAGAATTAATATGGACAGGTCAACCTTATCTAAATAATAATATTATAAGTTTGGGTGCCACTAATACAGATTCAAATAAAGATTCTATAAATAGTTTAAATACAGGTGAATTTTCACATAGTTCAGGAATAAGATGGGTTTATGGTAATACAGGAGATGATAATTGCTTATATGGTGGTGGTATTCAAAATGCTAGTGAAAGTAAAAGTTTTGGTAATGCTTGTTATGTTGGTATATTAGATGTAAATGGAAAAGTAACAAAAGAGGCTATAATTGGTGGTGACGCGACTAAAAAAACATGGGCACACATAGGCAATGGTAAATTTGTACAAGGTTTATTAGGACCTAGTACACCTGATTGTTTAGATTATGTAACATATAAATTGAAATTTAATTCAACAGATAGATGCCAACCCAGACCATTACAATATTATACTAGAGAAAATGTTTATAAATATCATAAAGGAGGTTCTGTATCTGTTCCAGATAGTATAGCAGTATATTCATTCGCTTTAAATCCTACAGATACTTCACCAAGTGGTACTTGTAATTTTTCTAATATTGATGATATAAAAATAGAGAGAGGTGGTAGTAGTAGTAAGGTTGATCAAAAATATAAGAAATTAAATGTATATGCTATTAATTATAATATATTAAGAATTGTTAATGGTCAAGCAGGTATATCATATTTTTAGTTATAGTTAAACAAATAAAATAAATTATAAATATATATATGTCTTCAACTATTATTCTTAAAAATAATGAGAATGTTACATTTGTTATGAATCCAAGTATTACATATTTTAAAAGTGTATTCAGAAGACATACTAAATTTACTATTTCTTATAAAGAAGAGTATCCAACTTCAGATAATGCTGATTTTAAAGGTAATAATGATTCTATTAATATTGATTTAAATTACTATGGTGATCTATTATGTGATATTTCATTAAAAGTTTTAATTAATGAAACTAATTCATATGCGCCTAATTTTAAATGGTCTAATGATTTACCATTATATTTAATTAAAAATATTACATTGTTTATGATAGGTCCTAATATAGAAATAGATAAATTGGATAAAGATTATATTAATTTTAATGCTATGTTGAATAATCCTAAATCTAATAATTCAACTTATAATTTAGTTAGTGGTAAATTAACTTGTAATGATGGCAATAATTTTCAAAATATGGCATTATGTGGTGGTGTTATTAATAATAATAATAATGCTTATAGTATTATTGATATGAATGCTATTATACCATTACCATTTGCTTTCTCTAAATCTATAGGCAATGCAATACCATTATGTGCTTTAAATACAACAAACACTAAACCGCAAATTATTATTACCCGTGAAAATAAAGATATAATTAAGTTTCATACGAGTAATGATACTAATGATAATATAATAGGTTTATTTAAATTTTCTGTTATCTCAAAATATATATTCTTATCAGATGAAGAAAAATTAAGGTTTAAAAATTCTAAACAAGAATATTTGTATGAAAGAGTTAATATATTAAATTCTGGTTCAGCATTTACATCAGTTAGTAATAATAATGGATCATTAAATATAAATGGATTTAGTACTAATCATCCTATTAAACAAATATATTTATATAATCAAACAGGTACGGAGGAAGATGTGCCTAAATTTAATAAATTAAAATATAATTTATCTATTAATGGTAATAAATTATTTTCTTCTTTCTTTAACCATGAATTTTTCTCAAAAGTTGAAATTTTAAATAAATTTAAAGGTTGTATTTATAATGGTATAAATGGTAGTAATACTGTAGTAGATAATAATATTGCTTTAATAGATTTTTCATTGAAAAATTCAGATGGACCTTCTGGATGTATAAGTCCAAATATAAATAATATTGATTTAAATATAAAAAATGATTCTACAGATAATAAATATAACACTAAAGTATTTGTAGTTTGTTATTATTTCTTAACTATATCAAATGAAACAATTAGTTACATGTTTGAATAATCTTTTTTTTATAATATATATTATATATTATGACAGGTTCTATAGGTACTATTACTTTAATTACTAAAACTGGAGAATTTGAAAGGAAATATTTTTTAAATAATCCTGATATAACTTTTTTTAAATCTGTATACAGAAAGCATACAAATTTTAGCAAATATTTTAAAACTGATAACTTGGCAGGAGAAGGTTCTACAGAACTTCAACAAAACAAAGATATACAAACTGGATCTGAAGATTTATTAGCAAAAATATATTTAGAAAACAAAATTACTATAACAAGGAAACCTACTGCATCATCAGCAAATCTTACTATTTTTGCTAATTTGGGTTCCAATTTTATTGAAAATAATGATGATGAAGCACTTTCAATTACCATAGGTAATAATAGATCTGTATTTAAATCTTACGGTCTATTTCAAGAAGTTAAAGGAGAATTATTAAATCAAATGTCGTTAACTTTTGATAGTGGATCAGGTACTCATGCTCCTGAATTAGAATGTAATGCATCAGGTATTATATCTTGTAAAAGTGGATCCCATTATAATTATACTACTTTATCTGGTGGTGTTAGAGGGACAACTATACTTAGTGGTAGTTTTTCAGGTTTTAGTGGTACCATACAAACAGAATATTTTTATACAATACCAGAATTTAGTTTTATGAAAGATTATGGATTAGCATTACCATTATTATCTATGCGTAATGATCCTATTAAATTTAATGTAAAATTTAAACCAAAAGAAAAATTAATTAGTGATCCAGATGGTTTTAATTTAACATATGAATCTAATTTAATACAAGAATTAATACAATTAGATAATGATGAAAAATCTAGATTTTTAACATCACAATTAAATTATCTGACTGAAAGTGTTACTAGAATAGATATATCAAGTAAAACTCAAGATGTAATAAGTGCTTTTAAATTATGTAAATATATTTTAATGGTTGGAAATCCAAATGAAGATAATTCTAATTTTTCTGCTTCTAATAGTTTAACAACACCTTCCGAATTAAAATTAAAAAGTTTTAATATAAATATTGGTGGAAATCCATTATACCCTGCAGTAATAAGATTAAATAAAGAAATCTTCACAAAAATGAATATTAACAAATATTTTCCTGGTTGTGGTCGTGATTTAAATGCTGGATCTACCACATCTAAAAATCATGGACAATTAGATTCTATTGGTATGGTACCTTTTTCGATAGAACCATTAAATTATACACAACCATCGGGATGTATATCAAATCAAGGTCAAATAGGCGCTATTAAATTAGATATTGAAACAAACGATTTAGGAATTACTGATCCTAATATGATATTATACGCAATTAATTATAATATCTTACAAATTGCTGATGGTAAATCCCAAATACAGTTTCATTAAATATATTTATGCACTAATTTATTAATAAAAAAGAATATAACTGTAGCTACAAATGTTTTTAATAATATAAATATATTATTATTTTCTATAGATAATGCTCCACATATTAAATCATTCATTTGTGTTAAATTTAATAAGATAAATATTATAAAAAATATCATAGAACTTTTAAATTCTTCTATTAATGATATATTTTCACATATATTTTTATTATTTTCTTGATCTTTAATTTCCATTCTAAATTTTTCTTGTTCTCTCATTCTTTGAATTTCCATTTGTTTTTTCATCATTTGTTCTTGCTGTGCTTGTCTTTGTTGCATCATCTGTTGTTGTTGCTGTTGCTGTTGCTGTTGCTGTTGTTGTTGTTGTTGTTGTTGTTGTTGTTGTTGTTGATTATTCATTATTTGTTCTTTATCAGAATTAATCTCTGATAATATTGAATTAATAACTTCATCATCATCTTGAGAACTTTGTCCACCTCCACGCATTAATTCTTCAATAGAAGTTCCACCACGATTATCCATTTTATAAATTAATTATTCATTTAAAATTAATTATTTAAACTAATTATATTAAACTTACTATAACTAAATCATTATCAAACTTATTATATAAAAAACAACCCATTATTATACCTATCAATATTGATATAAAATATTTTAAATATTCTTTCATATATATAATTATATTACATTTTTATTATAATATTTTCTTCTATATTTTTATCAGTAACATATTTATAAAATATTGTTAATGATAATGCTATTAATAATATCTTAGTATTTATAATATTACTTAAATCTAATTTCATTTATATATAATAAATATATAAAATAATGGCAGATATGGACACTATTTGTGATTTATTTGATTGTAACGAATTAGATGAAGAAGATTCTAATGTTCCTAAAAATGAACATTATTATATTGCTGAGACCCTAAAACTTATTAAAGAAACTAATGATTTTCCATTATATATTTATTCTATGTTAAAAACATTATTACAGAAAAAACATTTATTAACAGATATACAAATTAAAGAATTTGCTGAAATATTAAATATTAAACCTGTATTTATAGAAAAAAAAGTTATAGTTGAAAAAAAAATATATATAGATAGAAAACCTAAAGTATATGAAGATGATTATTAATCAAATAAACATGGTTGTTTATAAACAGGTACTTCTTTAACAACATTTTTTTTAGATTTATAATTTCTCTTTTTATATTCTTCTTTCTCTTCATTATCATTTAAATATATTTCATATCCTTTCTTTTTATACAAACTTATTCTTTTTATAGATTGTTTATTAAAACATTCTATATTTTCATCAATAACATCACATATTAATTTATGAATATCTCCAAATTTTCTAAATATCCTACCAATACTTTGTTCCACTGCTGATATAGGCGATGCTAATATAACTGTGTCCAAACTAGGTATATCAGCTCCTTCTGAAAACATCTGATAAGATCCTAATATTACCCTTAAAGTAGAATTATGTTCTAATATTTCTGGATGTATCCCACCTATATATAATCCAGCTTGTTCAGAATCATAATGTTTATTAATTTCATCCATCATATTTATTAAATGTTGTCTTCTTTCTGATAATATTAATATTGTTCTACCTTCATCATAATATTTATATAAATAATTTAAAATTAAATCTGTTCGAGGTTTATATTCACATATCTGATTAACCATTTTAGGTCTACAAATTGTTCCATTATATATTGTCTGTTTTTTACAATATTTAGGATCTTCATTATTATAATATATTAATCTTGTTTCTACTCTATGTTCATTTTTATCTTCAGGTGATTCATATACTACATCTCCTATATACCATTTAAATACATAATCTGTATTATCATTTCTTTTTATAGTTGCTGATAATCCTAATATATATTTAGGCGATATTTTACGCATTGCTTTTGAAAATACTTCTGCTGATAAATGATGTGCCTCATCAAATACAGCAAACCCAAACTGTTCAAATATTTCTTCATCATATTCTTTCATTGATAAACTCTGTAACATCGCTAATACTATATCTTTATCTTCAATATCAATAGTTTTACCTTGAATATATCCTACTTTAGCATCAGGAATGAACTGAGAAATTCTCTCAGACCACTGGTCAAGCAAGAACGATTTGTGACAAACTACAATAGTTTTCTTTTTTAATTGACAAGCAATATTTAATGCTAATACTGTTTTACCTCCACCACACTTAAGTGAAATCATACCCGCTCCTCTATTATAAGCAGTTTCTAAATAAGCATCCCTAATAGGTTTTTGTATTTCTCTTAGATCTCCATTAAAATTTATATTAATATCTTGACCTTCTGATAATTTATTTTTTTTAGGAATACCAAAATTATCTATTCCATAAAATCTAGGGATATAAAATGCTTTAGGTGATTCACATAATATATTAAACTTTTTATCTTTATTTTGTCCACCTTTTATAGGGTCATATACAAAAGGTATAATCATCATATCTTTTTTAATTTTAGTAATTTGTTCTGTTGATAAATCTTTTTTTAAAATTTTATATCCATAACTAGTTATCGATGTCTTCATCTTTATTAATATATTTATTTATATATATTTAAATATCAAATTTAATATTGTAACTTATTATTTTGTAATACCATATTAGAAGGATTATATAAATTTTGTTCAATATTTTTTTTATTATATTTTATAGATTTTTTTCGTGGTTTTTTATTATTTCTCTTTGTTTTTTTGTAATAACCTTTAGATTTATTTATAGATTTATTTATAGATTTTTTAGGTATGTGTTTCTTTTTATACTGTTTAGCACCTGACATTCCGAATATTTTTTTAAATGATTTTTTAAAAGAAAACTTATTTTCTTCTTGAGGTGGACCTTCAGGAGCATTATATGGATATACATCTTGGGTTTCTGTTTCTGGATATGGATCTACTAATAGTTCAAGTGGTTCTTGTGGTTGTTCTGTAATAGTTGATTCCATATTAGAAACTTCTGATATACGTGGTGAATAATCATTTTCAGGTAATATGTCATCTTTATTCTGAACATAATCTATATTGTCATCACAAATTTTAAAAAAGTCTATTGAATTTTCAAAAAGGCGAGTTGGTCTACCTTGTTCATCTGTTCCATCTGATGAACAAAAAATTTCTTTATCTCTTTCATTACCTCTTGGATTAATAGTTGTTATCATATCTTCTATACCAACATCACTAGGAAAACTTGATGCAATACTTGTTTTTAATATCTTTGGATCATCTTCACGTGTAAAATAAGTTCCTGACATATTATCTATATATATTTTAAATGAATCATTAAATCTTTTAAATACAATAATACCAGCACTACATATATGTTGTTTATCATAACATACATACATATGTTTACATTTATTATCATCTATTTCATGTAATGTTTCACACATATTTAAGTCTCCATTAGATTTAAAACAATATGTAAAAGTCCTTTTTCCTTTTTCTCCTAATATTACATTCATAAAACTTTTAAAGTCACTAACTTCATGATTTTCATTTTCAACATCTTTATTATATAAATTTTTATGTCGAGAACCTCTTGTTAATAACTTTATAGGATTCCAAGTTTGAGATTTTAATTCACAACGACCAGTCTCTGGTCTTACTATAACTGTTTGTACATTTATTTGATCCAATTCATCTCTCCAAATTTTTATATTTACATTTTTTTTCCCAATATCTAATACATTTAATCTCTGTTCTATTGTATCTATTCGATTTTCTAGAGATAATATTCTATTTTCTTGATTCATTTTATATAATAACATAGATTTTTTTTTTATTATAAATAGAAAAATCTAAAAATAATAATTTAAAAAAAATATTTAAGGATTATTTTTATTTTTTATTATATTAAATCTTGATAAAAAAGTATTTAATTTATTATCTAAATCTTGATTTACATATGATATTAAAGCAAATGATAATAATACTGTACTTTCCATATTTAATGTATTATAACCTTTATATTTTATAAATTTATATAAATAAAATGGTATATATTTTACTAAAATCTGTAATAAATAAGCAAATATAGTAACTAAAACTACTTCTTTACATAAATGATAAAATACTATTAATGTTGGTAATTTATTTAAATTTTCTTTTGACATTTCACCATATGTTACTGTTATACGATTAATTAAATAAGATATTAATATGCCTCCAAAAAAAAAATATAAACCCACTAAAGATAGATCTATTAATTTTAACAAATAATTCATATATATATATATATATATAAATTATATTATATTAATTTATAAGGTAATATATAAAATAATATTGTACCTAATATAATCGCAGTTAAACCTTTTTTATAAGTAGGTTTATTTTTACACCTTTGAACATTTAACACGCCGATTTTAAATTAATAATGGTTTTTCTTTCTGTTCCTGTGTCCAATGTGTTTCATTATTATATAACAAGCGGGTTAAATTATGCTTAAAGCGAAAATAACTATTATAATCTTTTCCATATAAACGATATGAGATATTATTTAATTCATATGTAATATCAGTATGACTTTTTATATCTATATGATT